ATAAGCAATAGCTACTTGTTCACCTTCTTCACCAAGTTTGCGGATACCGTCAGGGTATAGTGTTGACACATTATCATCGTCGGCAAAAGTTACGCTGCCGCTGCTTGGGAGAATAATGTATTCTCCCTGGTCATATTCATTACCATATAATGTTGCATCAAATAATCCATCGGCACGCAAGCCTTCTGTGCCTGCTGTTAATATAGCAGTGCCAGGAGTAAATGTTCTGCTGATAGCAATAGCCATAGGATGGCCAGGTGCATCAATTTCAAAACGGTAGGTTTGCCCGCGGTATAACTTTAGATTAGGGTTACGTGTTAATCCGTCATTAAATACATATGCAACGTTGTCGCCTTGGTCTTCTGTAGTAACAGTGTAAGTGCTTACTACATCTCTACTCTGGCCTCGGACAGGAATACTAACAGGGCCATTAGGTAACCAGTAGTACTCACGAAAGTTTACAAATTTATCCCAATCAATATTTGGGTTCCATGCATAAGTTTCTTGGCTGTTTAAACGACTGTGATTAGCTGTGTTTGCACCGAATACATTTAACTGACCTATATAATCGTTGTAGTCTTTGTAGAAGGTTACATTGTCGTAGACATCTTTAATAACGGTAGCAGGTTCTAATTGGTAATTAGTTCTGTCAGAAGTTACATCATCAATATAGTTATCTGTAGCTTTATATGCCTTAGCTGTTGTTCTGCCATAATATCCGTTAACCTTTTCAGCAACACCAGGCTGTATAAGTTGATCAAGTGTACCTTGCAAAAACTTCTTATTAGCTTGTGTTCTAAAGAACTTAGGCAGAAAATCACTTGCAGTAATTTTATTGTTCTGACCTGGAACAGGTAGAGCACTTTCATTTTGATCATTCTTAGCCATTAGTAACTATAGCCTCCGCCGGTTGTGTTTGTGTTAAATGCTGTTGATGCACTGCTTGTTATTCCTGATGTTGTCTGTGTTGACACAGTATTAATTACTGCTCCGCTCGCTTGTAAATTTGTAGCTGTGATTTGATCAATTGTTTCAATGTCGCTTACTTTAGCAGCACTAGCAAAGACTTCATCTGGCTCACTTTTTATTTCAAACAAGCTACCAAACGATTGTGTAGTTTGGCGCGGAACTATTAGTATACTTACCAATTTTGGAGACAGCTGATTTATAATATAGGCACTAAGTTCTTGGAAGTAAAACGTCTCTCCAAAGTCCCAATTTTCAATATCAAAAAACTTATTAATAGCTTCAATAATATCTGATTTAAGTTCATTATCGTTAATAACCATACTAGCATTTTTAACAATTTTAAATTTAACTTGTAAATCAGATGCAGCTTTATCACCAAATAGTATTTTGTATTTTACAGGATGATAAATTATTTCATCACTGATACTTTTTATTTTATTAATTTCAATTCCATAACTTCTAAACAATTCGTCATTACTAGGCGGCTTTGGTCTAACTGATGTTGTACCAGCAATAAATTGTTTTACTTGTGTGTCATATGTTTTTGACAGTATGTAAGTATCAATAATGTTGCTTGCACTTGGATCAATTCTATATCCACTGTCGGCGACGTGAATGTAATGAAACTTTAAATCTGCACGGCCAAAATATGCTTTATAATCTGTATTAATTTGAGTGTTGTTTAGTGCTTTGTTAAGCTTTCTAAAAATGCCTTCATTAATTAGATAAAATATTTGTCCTTCTAAATGTGCACTATACGGTGCAATTGCAGCTTCATTCTGTACCACAATAATTTCAGCAGTTGCGTTTGCAAAATACTTAAAGTCTTCTACACCATCAGTCGTAGTGTATTTCTTTTGAAAGATAATTTTATCTGCTGTTGCAATTGCAGTATTTTCTTCACCAACAATTTGTTCAAAGATGTCAGGATCGTCTACAACTCCGTCGTCGTCTAGATCAATAAATTGAACTTGAATCTTACGGCTGTCTAAATATCCTTCTACATCTCTATATGCATCTGTAATTGTCCAATTAAAATCTCTAGTAAATGGCGTTAGTTCACCAGGTCGACGATTAATATTTAAAATGTCAATCTTGTCTCTGACAATTTGTCCAGTTGCTGGATCGTAAATTTTGTCAGCAGCATCAAAGAAGAATCTAATTTCTTCTGCACTTTCCATTACATAGCGCAAATTACGATATGTAATAGTATATTTTTCACCGTTAGTTTTAAAGTAAAGCATCCAGCTTGCATCAAGATTTTCTCCTGTAGCATCTCCTGCTTTACCTGTAGCAAATGCATTAAGAGTATTAATGTCTTCAGCTAATACAATCTTCCATTGCCTGTCGTATTGGTCGTAACGCAGTGCAAAATCTTTGTATTCAAATGCTTGGTCAATTAATTGCGTTTTTACGTCATTAATTAATACTTTAGAAAAATTAGGTATAACCTGTTGTAAAATTGCGCCAGTTGGAATAACATCGTTTACTGCTATAGGCGCAGTACCGTCTTCATCGATTACTGTTCCGTTGCCTTGCACAGATACTACTTTAGACCATTTGTATGTTGTTTTACCTAAGTGGTCTCCAATTGCGACGTCGGCCATTAGTGTTCCATTAGGCATAAAGTGTTGGCCGGCTGGTGCTACAAATTTTAATAGCGTGCCTGCTTCTAGCAATCTTAAACTATTAGCAGTAAATGCGCCTACTGTATATGCATTTCCGTCTACATCTTTAAATAGTCCTAATGTTTGATTAGTGCTTGTACTCGACTGCGTCCAAGTTGCATTAAGATCACTAACAATGATTTTTGGATACTTTGCAAAATAAAAGTTTTGTGTATTAACACCATCCAAAATTCCTTCAATAGTGTTGTATATTACGCCTTCGATGTCTGTTTGAGTAGCAAACGTAAATGTTTGCTTTTCAATAAATTCTTCTTTATAAATTACGCCGTCATCTGCGAATAAACTAGTGTTAGAATATTTGCCAGTGGCATCTTTTAGGTCAAAGAATCGACTAATCCCACTTGAAATTCTGTTTGAACTTTTAGTCTTAATAATGTCTTGGCTAATTGCAAGAGGACCAATATTATAATCCTCGCCTGTGATCAAACGGTTTTGTGTGTAGTAAGTTGCAGGTGCATTTTGTTTAATTTCTGCATTTGTTTCCGACGCTGTGCCGTTATTAATAGTATAATTTAATTTAAGTCCAATTGTTAAAGTTTGTGCTGATCCGTTTCTTGATTGATAAGGTATTTCAATACTAACTGTGCTAACTGCACTCGGAGTAATTACGCTTCTTAAATTGTTACTAGTTCTGTAGTATGTTCTAAAATCTCCAGCCGGCAAATTACCAAATACACCATCACTAAAGTTTAAATTAATTCTATCACCAATTCTAGTAGTTACAGCAAATACATCTCTAGTTTGATTAAACAAACTGTTATAAATTACGTTATTACCTTCAGTTGAATCAATTTTAGTCCATTGATTATTGTCAAATCCTGCGCTGTTAACTGCAAATAACCAAACGTCACTATCGTTTATATTTTCTGCATCAATTTGTACTGCTTGATTAGGAGTAGGATTGGCTACACTAAAGTTTCCTGTTTCAAGCTTGCCTTGACGGAAATGCATAAAGAATCCAGTGTTGTTTGAGCCTGCTCCTTGGCCATCATCACGGAATAAAAATGCGGGACTGTTGCCAGGCAATGGCGCTTCTTCTAAAATAGTGTCTGTTGTAATATCTGTACTTACAATTTCAAAACGTGTGCTTACGCCTTCAATGCGTTTAGTAAACGGGTAGATTGCTTGTCCAGTGTTTGTAGCGTTTAGACGATATTTTTGTGTTTGTACATCTGCGATTAGTGCAGATTTTAATGGATTGCCTATTGAGTTAGATAGCGGCAATGCCGAATTCATTATTTTAATAAACTGTTCAAAGAAATTTGAATTAGTTTGATCATTCCATTTGACTGTGATTCCGGCCATGTTTAAGCCGTTTGAGTCTAGTATGTTTTCTGTAGTCTTAATAGTATCAAACTTTAGTAAACCATTAGCTGCTTGATTTCTACGTGGATTGTAAGACAGCATACGTGCTAGACGTAGTACACTTTCTCTGCGTTCTGCTGTTTCAAGGAAGTTTTCACGTGCGTTTAAATCAATACGGAATGATAGGTTTTGTCCGAGGAAAGCAATCATATCAATCAGCGCAAGATATTCGCTTGATTCAATATAGTCGTTAAAATCTTCAGGATAGTTTTGACGCAGATAGTTAATCATTGTGCGTCTTAGATTGTCGAAATCGTAGCTCTGGAAATCAGCGTTTCTAAAACTTTGGTATATTCTTTTCCAGTCTTCAGCTACTAATAACCTTGACTGTCTATCATTTGCAGACATGAGCATTTCCTTGTTTACTATTAATATTTAGCTGAAAAGAAAATGTACGTATTTAATTATTTAGGTTAAAGAAGACCGTTTTCTTTGTCAAATTTGAAGCGTAATTGATCTGTTATTCCGAAAGGCAACACTGTTATAGTACAATCAATTTGTATACCTTGTTCATAAGTATCTATTACAATATCTTCTGCACGTATTCTAGGATCATAGTTAATAATACGAGTAACATCATCAATTATTGCTTCTTGTACCTCAACTGTAAATGGCTCGTAAAGTATATCCCAGATAATAGTACCAAACGTAGGATCGCTTAATTTTTCAGTTTGGCGTATATGAAAATGATTAATCAAGTCTTGTTTGATTAATTCAAAATCGTAAAGACTAAAACTTTTAGCGTCTGCTACTGTGCTAAAGCCCCTATACTTTCTGCCAGACGTAGCTACTTGCGTAGGTTGACTCACAGTTACTCGTTTGTAAAGATTTTTTTCTAATTGGCTCATGTGTATATTTACCCTTATTATATGTTACTCAGGAGTAGCATGCGGTGATACAGTAGGTGTTGCAGCACTATTATCAGTCGGATCGACAGTCGGTGGATTGGCATTAGCTGCATCAATTTCTTGTTGTAAACTTCTAAGTGCATCTGCTTCTTCGTTATGAAATCTGTTTACCACACTATTCCTAACTGCCTGAGTACTACTGCGGAAATATCTTCCGCCATTTTCTGCTCGGCGCTCTGCATATACTGCCCTAATTAATGCAGCATCTGTAGGAGTTGTTGAAGTTATTTCAGTTGGAGGATAACCCAACCCGTCTAGTGCTCTACGGAATACATTCCTTGCGCCGCCTGGGCCATGTTGAATTGAGGTTGAAAATACTGCTTGTTGTACAGTTCTAGCTCGTGTTGTAGAATCAAGCCCAGTTGCGTTTTTAATTAATCTATTTCCAGGAGTAAAGTAAGATATTGCTGTATATTCACTTTGTGCATTGCCGCCTGCTGGAGTTCCCATTACTTGAGCCCAAGCTGTTTTATATGCATCAGTGCCCGCTCTTCCTCCTGCTGCGCCGCCTGCTGCTTGCATTTGCGAGTCTAAATTAGGATGTGCTTGTGCAAGCCATGCATGAAATTCATTCAATGCTCCGGTATTAGCAGCAAGCTGGTATTTTCCATAACTCCATCCGCCTGTACTATCCCATCCAATAGTTCCAGGATCGCCTTTAGATTCATATTTTTCACTTAGTGCACCAATATTAAAATCAAATGTATGAGTACTATTATAATTTCCCGGTGGAACAGATGCCTGACCATTGCCGCTTACTCGACTTTGCACTCCGGTGCTTACGTTGCCGCCGCTTCCTGTTACGTATGCACTGTTTGTGCGACCTTGTAAATTTTTATCAAACGTATCCGGAGTAAGCACGCGGTCTGCTGACGGTAACCCGCCAGGCTGTTCTCTATCTGTTTGTATCTTCTTAAACGCCATTGGGTCCATATTTTCGTGATGTGGCCAAGGCTCGTGTTGTGGTGCTCTTGTAATTATAGTATCGTATCCGTTTATAATTCCGCCAGGTTTTACACGCGGTAACGTGTGTGTACTTAGTGGCTGCACTGCACTTGCTGCATTTGCAGTAGGAGCTGTTGGTCCATTCATATGCACATAGGTTGCAGTTTCTCTATGTTCTTTAGCACTATTAATAAACGTATTGCCGGCCGCGGTAAGTCTATTGTCTTGACCACTTTTAATATGTAAACTTTTTGCAGTATCAATATATTGAGATTGGTTTACTTTTATGTGTTGATTTTGTCCTACAGTAATTTTACTGTCTTTGCCAACATATAAATTAAAATCTGTTTTAGATTCTATCTGCACTCTTCCAGAAGATGCACCCTTTGCTCTGCCTGCGGCTTTGATATTAACATTTCTGCCTGCTTCCATGTTTATGTCACGTTCAGCAGTAATGTTTAGATCATTTTCAGTCATAATACTAACACTGTCTTGTGCATGAATATCAATTTTGCCATCGCTGGTCATTTCAATCCATGTAGATCCTCGGGCATTACCAATGTAGATTAAATCTTCACTATTGTGCATTAATATTTGATGCCCGGTCCTAGTTCTAAAACGCATTAATTCGTTTTGTGGAATAGTTCTGTCGCCGCCGGCTTCATTGTTGCCTTTGTTTTTGTAAATAGGCGGGCCATCTTCTGCATGCGTTGCACGCACAAATCTTTCGTCGCCGTCATCCATTACAAATGCACTACCGCCTAATCTGTTAGACGGAACATTTACTTTATTACCTACTGTTCCGATTTCTACTGTTGGATGTCCATCACGGCGATCTTTAGGACCAGGTGTACTTATGCCAAATACTGCACTAGGCATTTCGCGGCGTGAACTAGTCGTAGTTGTACCGCGAACTTCGTCATTTAACAATCCTTGTATTTCTAAAGATTCTGAGAAATCCTTGTTGTAAGGTTTAGCAAACAATGTAGGATCGACCCGCGACCCGCTTTCAATTGATTTATTGTATTCACCTACTGGAAGTTTTCTGCCTTTTAACGGTGGCGGCGTAATTCCAGTTGTGTTTTCTGTAGATGCTCTTCCATCAGGCACCATAAAATTCATATAGTCTGCAGGTATACAGCCAATCCAATACCCAAAGTTTGCATTTCCTTCTGCAAAAATTACAAGTACTTTGGTACCTACATCAGGAGGTACCATCCACATGCCGTATGACTTTTGTGTATGTTCGTAGCCGTCGTTTGCAGTAAGTGCAGCATTTGGTGTTACTCCGTAAAATGGACTTAAATATCGAACGTTTAACAACTCTCCGCTGCGTTCTGGCGTGCCGCCGGCACTTGTATATTTTAATAATTCAACAACTAACCCGCCCATATATCGTGTATCGAGGTTGTTAACAACAACAGCTTCATACGGTCCAGAGTCTTTAAATCCTGTTGTTTGGGTGTTGGTAGTTCTTGTGTAATTTCCGTTTGCCATATATTAGCCTGCGCCTCCACTTAGTGCTGCTGCTTCTTTTCGTTGTCGTAATCTACTGGGTCCGCCGGTAGTTGTGCCAGCTGGAATAACTGTGTCGTTTACCGGTGTATTTGATACTCTTGGAGTAGAATTTGGAACAGATGTATTACCTGCTACATTCATACTTGCGCCTCCACCGTTAGGCGTAAACACTTTTTTACCACTATTAAAGTCATATCTATCAAACCCGCCCTGCAACGGCTCGTATATATATACATTTGCACTGCTATTAGTAGGTGTTGTTGACTGTCCTGATGTAGGAGTGGAAGGTTGTTGAGTTACTGTAGTAGGTGCTGTTGCAGTTGCGGCGGCGGCATCAGCGCGGCGCTGAGCAACTTCGGCTGCGCCATTACCTCTACCGCCGCCAACTGCTGCCGACGGTGATGATGTTTGCACAGGAGAAGTATTTTGTTGATTACGACCTCTTGGGTCATTTGCATCTGGATTTGGTATTACTGATGCAGGAGCAGCGGCGGCGGCCCTAGCTTGCCTCATAATTGCATCATCGTAAGGAACACTTGCAGGGGGTGTTGCTCCGCTGCCGCCCGCAGTAGTAACTGGTGGGTTATTAGGTAAACATGGATCAGTACCTGTTTGGGCACCTGTTGCTAATGCTGCTGCTGCTGGTACTCTAACTGTTGGGCCTGCTCCGCCAAATGCATCTAATGGTCCTGCTGCACCAACTGTTGGTCCTGCGCCGCCAAATGCATCTAATCCTACTTCTGCAGGTACAGTTTCACTTTCTGTTACTACTCCAGCAGCACCTACTTTAGCAGTTGTAGTAGTTACTGTAGTATTTCCTGTTGTTCTGCTAGTAGTAGCTTCTGACTGTGTTTCTGGTCTACTGTCATCTCGTGCAGGATCAGGAACATATACTCGAAGTCCCTGATAAGGTGATAACCGTATGGCGCCATCGGGCATTTGAGTAAACGCATTTGCGGAACTGCCCCATCTACTGCCTTGATCAGTTCGCAATTCGTCGTAATAATCAAGCAATGGGAGTATGTCTACTGTATTATTAGAATTTCCATTGCCAAAGCTTACATATTTTACTACCCAATAATTTTTATTGTTAGGATGGAGTACATCTTCGCCTTCATTGTCAATTACTATAACTAATCCAGATTCACCTTGTCGCAGAAAAATTTGTTCTCCAAATTCATTTAAATCGTTGACATTTTGAAAACAAAGTTGCCCGAGACTATTCCTCCAGCCCGCTTGTAAATTAACTTCAACTGCATTTTCTTGGTCTAATTTTCCTACTGCTTCTTCTGGTAAACCGCTGTCATCATCATCTGCCATTATCTTATCCTAATAAACTTCTAACTCTTGCTTTTGCTGCGTCTGTTGCAGCAGAAACTCCTTGATTACCAGCAGTATTTACAGCACTACTAACTCGAGATACAGCACTGCTGGCTTGTGATGACAAATCATTTATTCCAGCCGCAGTTGCTATTCTTGGAATAACTTTAGTTAAGTCTGGAACATTTGCTATTCCAAAGTCTACACCTTTTACTGCTTGAGAAAATTGGGAGGCGGCACTAGCAAGTTGTTCTTCAACATTAATAAATGGTGCTGCTAATTGTGCTGCTACATCTTGAGGCACTGCTGGCATTAATTTTCTAACATCGTCTTGAGCAGGCGATGGCATACAGTCTGTACTTGGTTGGCCGCTTTGTCCTACAGTTCCATCAGATTGGGTAGTCGTTTTAGCAATTGCTGCACCATTATTAACTTGTAACAAATTACTATTTCCTGTAGTTGCTGCATCGTCTTGTCCTCGGCGCCTGATCATTTTAAGTGTTTGAGTAAACTTACCACCACTTAAAATATTATTAACTGCCCATACTTGAAATATTCCACTAAATCCAGGTACAACCTGTGGCATTTCCATAGTTGCTCCTTTGATCTGATAATCAAAAGGAGTTCTAAAATTAACTATACATATTACCGGGCCTTGCGTATACTCCATAGTGCCGTCTGTCGATAGTCCAGGGCGGCCGCTGTTAGGTGCAGCATAATTGCCAGTTTGTTGTGGCAAGAAGAATGGATCTCCCATTATTTCCATTTCAGCAGTTACCATATCCACATTCATATTTGTAATTCTATCGTGAAACTGTTCAGCAATTTGACGACGGACGTCGTTGCTGAGTGTACCCGGTGATTCAGCAACTCTAGTTTGCAATCCTACTGATGGCGTGGCTTCGTCTGCGGTTTGCAAATCTCCAGGCAGGCGTGGTGTAACTCCAGAATCGCCGTTGGTCTGAGTAGACGCAGTTGTACCGCTATCTACATTTGAAGGCCCTGCTGACATTCCGAAGTCTGAATTTGCTGTCATTAAAAATGCATTATTAAAATTAATATCAAAGTTTAATACATCTTCATTTTTTCCAGTATAGATATAGTTGTATTCTTTTATTGCAGAGTCTCTTAGTCCTTGACCATTAGCTGCACGGGCACCCGGAGCCATTGTTACTGCTTCGTCAACTTCATAAGGCACAACGCTATACACATACACTTTTGGCTTGCGGCCCATTTGTGCTTCTGTTACCGGACTGTCATCTATAAACACCTGTGTGTCAATTCTAAACCATTTGTTCAATCCACTTTTTGCGCCTTCGGTTGCACGTTCAGCAGCATATCTAGATTGCATTACCATGCGTTCAATAATACTAGTAATTTGTTGCCCTTGACTAAACTGAAAATCTCTTGACACTGTTGCAGGTTGCGCTGCAACAGAAGTAGTATCAACTAATCCTGTCTCTGTATTAACTACTGCACCTGCTTCTGCTTCACTTGAATTGCCAGGTGCATTAGTATCTTCATTAAGTGGACTAAGTCCAATTTCGTTCATTAAATTAGTGTTTTCAGCAAACGATTTTAATATTCCGTATGTTTCTGTAGATTGCTGTATAGTTACAATAGTTGGATTAAACGAAGAACGAAGTCTTGGATTGTTTGCTCCAGCGCCAGTGCGCTGGGCTTCTTGTTCTTCCGGTGAAGTAGTAAATGCACTGTCGTCCACTGTTCCTGTTTTAAGAGCATCAACTAATGAAGTTGGATTTTTTGGAAAACATATTACATATCTATCAAATTTTGTAAGTGCTCCTGCTTTTTCTAAATTTTCTATTTGGCCATTAATTGCAGATGTTAGCGAACTATCATTAGTTTCAAGGACTTGGTGAAGAATCGTTCCGTTAGTCCTTATTTGTGTATTAATTTTGTTAATATTATCTGCTAGTCCTGATTCGCTCATTGGAACTGCCTTAACTGCGTATTTACTACCCTGGCCACTTACATTAAAATCCATATTAACAAATTTTATAGGTATAAAAATAGGACGTTGAAGAAAGTTAGCATCAGTAGTTCCGTCTAAATTCCAACCATTAAAGTCAATTCTTAAACAAAACGGAACGTCGGAATAACTGCTAAATCCGGCATCAGCTGCTGCTCCAATAATTGCTTGGATAAAGTTTCCCATACTATATGGTTCAGTTACTGTAAATGACAAAGACGTTCCGAGAGTAACTCGAGTGTTAGGATTAGGAGCAACAACTGCATCCATTTCAAAGTCATCTATATAATATTCTGCATGTTCGCTTTTTCCAGCGCCGGTCTCGTCAAAAACTTGATATCGCTTGTCTAGATTACCACCACTAGATTGTATAATATAATTTGTAAATCCGCCGCTGCTTCTGTAACTTTCTGGGTTGTTATATTCTGATGCACTAAGTACTCCTAGTGTGATTGAATAATTAAACCCGTTATGGTCTCTTAAAGGATTAGGTATTCTACTAGCAGAAGTATCGTCGCCAGCATAGGGAAATCTATTTCCTCTATCAGCAAATTCGGTATATGCACTTCTTTCTGATAATTCTCTATATTGAGATAATGTCAGTGCATATTCTTCACCCGTTAATCCTGCAAGGTCTGCTACTCCTCTTTCTATTAGTTTTAATGGGTTATTAACTAATCCTGTTAATTCTTCTGCGTTTCCAATTAAGCTACCTAACTTGTTTTGTATTCCGCTGAGCAGAGAATCTGCATTGCCGCCTAACAGTCCGCCAGCTAGTGCGCCGATTGCTGCGCCCCGGCCACCATTTAACAATCCGCCGATAGCTGCACCAGCAAATGCTGAATTTATTTGTTGAGAACTCGCTCCTGTGGCTGTACTAATATCCCTACTTACAGTATTAACTGTAGTTTTTACTGTGTTAACTACTGACGTTAAGTTGCTTTTAAGAGAGGCGCTTAGATTAAATGCCATATTAGAATCCTAGTGTATTTCTTAGTGCCGATGGGTCAGGAAGATATATTTTTGTTCCTGCAACAAAATCAAAAACAGGATCCTTTAAAATATCTAAATTACGCTGCGCAAACACCCACCATAATTCTTTTCTGCCATAGGTAATATGCGCAAGCAGGTCAGGTCGATATGTATATTCTGATGTTATTTCAAATAAAATATCTTCTCGATTTATAGGAACAGGACGAGGAGATAAAATATCTAAATATCCGTTTTTATTAATAGCTGTTCTTGCATATTGGCTTAAACTAGTGTTTTTCATTATACAAATCCTTCCGGTCCATTAATATGTCCGCCGCCTACATATTGATTTAAACTAAATCCTGATTGCGAACGTCTTGCATATTGCGGCTGTAGTGTAACTGTAATTGAACTTTGCGTAGGCACATAGTTAACTTGTCCGTTAATTGTACATTCTATATAATCTACATCTACTGGTAAATCTGTTGTAAAGTTTGTAATTACTACTGGTATATTATTTAATACATGCTTACCGTATCCATTTAGTCTACATACCACTGGGGGGTTGCCCAACGGAGTACTATTACCATAAAACATTTTTGTTGCGCTTCTTAAAAAATGCAAGCAGGCAATCCAATACTTTGCATCATTTGAATTTTCTTGATAAAATTCACCAGTAAGTGTAATTGCATCAACTTGACTATTTTCATATGCCTGATACGGAAAATTTGTGTGTGTTGGTTGTATTGCACTGTAATTTGCACTATGACTTAAAAGCACTGTAGGGTTAAATGGAAATATCATTCTATTTCCCGTATTAAACGCACTGCTTTTGCTGTTTTCTCTTAGTGGTGCAAGTATATCACCTTCATTTAATAAAACGTCAGGTACACTAATACTTACTCGCCAGTCGCTTGCTTCCGAAACACTGTTGCTAGAAGCAATAACGGCTCTAGAAATTGTTCTATTGTTAATTGACGAACCAAAGCCGCCGGTTTGATTAATAAAATTAGCTGCTAATTTTCCTAATGGTCCGAGACTGCCAAGCTTTTGATTAATAGTTTCGCCAATTGCTCCTTTGACGGCACTTTTTGCATCATTTACAATACTACTTACAAAGTTGCTTGCATCAAAATTAATTTTAAATGGCATTTTTATTTTCTCTCCTGTACTACTATTTAGTTGACAAAATTAAGTATGTGTATTATAATAGTTATAACACAGGAGAAGTCTATACATGAGACCTAAAAATTATCTTAACAATAAAGATATACTAAAAGAAATACACAAATCAAAAAACCAGTTTAATAGTTATACAGCACCCGAATACGGTGACTATGACATTATTTTGCCTAGCGTAGATAAAATTAATCGATTAACTGTAGCAGAAGCAAAACGTAATAAAGCAAAGAAGATGTCATCTGCTGAATACGAACGCCGTAAAGGACTTGGTGAGAAGGTTAAACAAGCAGAGTGCGAAACACTTGCATCTGAAATTACAAAAGAAGAACTAATCTTCCGTGTAATGACGTTTGATCATATTCCAGAAGAGCCGGGGCGTAAAAAGAACCCAAAGACTGTTGCTGACACACGAGTTAAGCTACCGTTTCCGCCGTTTGTACACTACAAGTACAACGATGACGGTGAAATTGTTCTAGTTGGTAAAAGTCACTGGGTAGGTGGCATGGACAACGGACACTTTTCAAAAGATCACGGTGTTGCAACTAAAAATCTTGCTATGATGTGGCTAAAACTTGTTGACCGTTATGCAACTCGTGGCAATGTTCGTGGATATACCTACAACGACGAGATGAAGGGTCAAGCAATCCTGCAACTTTCTCAAATCGGCCTACAGTTTGATGAATCTAAGTCAGATAACCCCTTTGCATACTACACTGCCGCAGTTACCAACAGTTTTGTACGTGTGATCAACATAGAAAAGCGCAATCAAAACATCCGAGACGATATTCTTGAAATGAACGACTTGAATCCTAGCTTTACTAGACAAAATCAAGGCGAATGGGAAGCTGCTGTCAAGCGAAATGAGGAAGCAGAATTTACTCCGTTTACAAAACCCAAATAATTGGTTGACAACTGTATAAAATTACTATATACTTTAACAATAAGTATGGAGAATTAAATTTGTTTAAAAAAGCTGCGGTGTTTACGGACATCCATTTTGGCCTAAAAGGCAATAGTCGTGTTCACAACGATGATTGTGAAAGATTTATTGATTGGTACATTCAAACTGCAAAAGATAACGGTTGTGAGACCGGAATCTTCTGTGGAGACTGGCATCACAACAGAAATAGTCTAAATCTAACCACAATGGATGCTACTATTCGTAGTATGGAGAAGCTAGGTGCTGCATTTGAGAAGTTCTACTTCTTTGATGGCAATCACGACTTGTATTACAAAGACAAACGTGATGTAAACTCAACTGCATTTGCTAAACACATTCCAGGCATTACATTTGTAGACGAAATTCTTATAGAAGACGACGTTGCACTTGTTCCGTGGCTTGTAGGAGACGAATGGAAGCAGATGAGTGACATTAAAACAAAGTATTTGTTTGGTCACTTTGAGCTTCCTAGCTTTTATATGAATGCACTTGTTAAGATGCCCGACCACGGTGATCTAAAGTCTAAACATTTTAAGCATCAAGACTACGTTTTTAGTGGTCACTTCCATAAAAGACAAAAACAAGGCGCTATTCATTACATCGGCAATGCATTTCCGCATAACTATGCAGATGTAGGTGATGATGATCGCGGTATGATGATACTTGATAAGGAAAATAACAAGGAGCCAGAGTATATCAACTGGTCAGATTGTCCCAAGTACCGTACTACTACACTTAGTTACTTAATTGACAATGCAGAAACATTTATTAAGCCAAATATGTACCTCCGTGTAACACTTGACCTTCCTGTAAGTTACGAAGAAGCAAGTTTTGTTAAAGAAACATTTATGGGACAGTATGAATGTCGTGAGATTACACTTATTCCGCAAAAACACCTAGAAGAAATGTCAACTGAGCTAGACATAGCACAGTTTGAAAGTGTTGATCAAATTGTTAGCAACGAAATTGCAGAACTAGACACTAACAACTATAACAAAAGTATGTTACTACAGATTTACAACGGATTAGAACAATAATATGATCAAAGTTAAGGACATGACGGTTAAAAACTTCATGAGTGTGGGCAATCAAACTCAAGCAGTAGATTTTAATCATGAACAGCTAACACTTGTACTAGGTGAGAACTTAGATCAAGGCGGTGACGATAGTGGATCACGTAACGGCACTGGAAAAACGACCATTATCAACGCACTGTCGTATGCTTTGTATGGTACTGCACTAACAAACATCAAACGCAATAATCTAATTAACAAAACTAACTCAAAAGGCATGCTGGTTACGCTACATTTTGAAAAAGATGGCAATGATTATAGGATCGAGCGCGGTCGTAGCCCAAATATCTTTAAATTCTACATCAACAATCAAGAAAGCCTTGTGGACGAGTCTCAAGGCGACAGTAGACAAACTCAAGATGATGTAAACACACTACTGGGCATGAGTCACGACATGTTTAAACACATTGTTGCACTCAATACCTACACAGAGCCGTTTTTGAGTATGCGTGTCAATGACCAACGTGCAATTATTGAGCAATTGCTAGGCATTACTATCCTTAGTGAAAAAGCCGATGCACTTAAAGAGCAAATTCGTGCAACTAAAGATGCAATCACTGAAGAAACATTAAAAATTAATGCAATGCAAAGTGCTAACGAAAAAATTGAAGTAAGTATTGATAGCTTAAAACGCACTCAACGTGCATGGCTTGCTAAAAAGGAGCATGACTGTGCTAAATTACAGCAAGGTATATCTCAGCTCGAACAGTTAGATATTGAAGCTGAATTAGCAGCACACGAGAAACTAGCAAACTGGACTGAACATAACAATTCTATCCTTGCTCTTAAAAAAGAACTAAGCACACTGGAGCCGGCTCTCCAACGTGCAGACAAAGCTGTTGAAAAATTAACCAAAGAGATTACAGAACTCGATGATGCTACTTGTTACACTTGTGGACAAGAACTTCATGCAGATAAAAAAGCAGAAATTGCAGAGCGTAAAAACAAAGAACTACTCGATGCACAGTCATATGCACAAGAAATAAATGCAAAGTGTTCTGAAGTAATTATGGCACTAGAGGAAATTGGTGACATTAACGGCAAGCCTAGCACATTCTATGACACTGCTAAAGAAGCATACGAGCATCGTAGTAACGTAGATAATTTAAAGCAAGCACTAGAGTCAAAGAAGGTAGAGGACGATCCTTATGCTCGACAAATTGACAGTCTAAACGAAACTGCTATTCAAAAGGTAGACTGGGGAGTTGTAAACGAACTTACCAGTTACAAAGAGCACCAAGAGTTCTTGCTCAAGTTGTTAACAAACAAAGATAGCTTTATTCGCAAGAAGATTATTGATCAAAACCTAGCATACCTAAACAATAGACTTACATACTATCTCGATAAAATTGGATTGCCTCATCAAGTTGTGTTCCAAAATGATTTGAACGTTGAGATTACACAACTAGGACAAGATTTAGACTTTGATAACTTGAGTCGAGGTGAACGCAACAGACTTATCTTAGGATTAAGCTTTGCATTCCGTGATGTTTGGGAAAGTTTGTATCAAAATATTAACTTGTTGTTTATTGATGAGCTAATTGACTCAGGTATGGACACTGCCGGCGTTGAAAACAGTCTAAGCATTCTTAAAAAGATGGCACGAGAAAGAGAAAAGAATATCTATCTTATCTCACACAAAGACGAACTAATAGGCAGAGTTAATCACGTGCTGCGTGTTGTAAAAGAAAATGGCTTCACCTCATACGAACCAGATTTAGATATTACTAGTATCGTATAAATACTAAGTAAATTCTAAAGGAGATATAATGTTTACGCAAAATAATTATTTAAAAGAATA